GGTGTATATGAACATATCTTTTATTCAAATTTAAATTATCTTGAGCCATTTGCATTTGGGTATAAAACCAAAATGCGTGGTTTTCAGGTATATCTACACTTGTAATTTCCTGTCTATCAGTTCTACTCCCTGAAAAAGGGTGTTTTTTATTGTATGTATATACATTATCATAAACATAAAAATCCATGAGTAAATATAATTAAACCTTTATATAACCCTTTCTTTTTTACTATATATGGAAAGGCAGGATTTAGCACTACTAATAGTAGCACTATCTCTAATCTCAGCAGTAGTATTTGTTGGGTGGGGAGCTGTAAAAGGACTTCTATTAGATCCTGAAGTTCAGATGACAGCTGAACAATATGGAACAATATTCACCTTCGTATTTGGCATTATGATTGGATCAGGTCTAACATATTTGGGAATTAGAGCAGGTCAAAACCAACAATCATCAATAGGTCAAGCATAAACGGTATAAAATTCTTCAACATTATTTTTATATACTATTACAGGTTGTTTCATACATGGTAGAATATGTAGAATTTCCCGATTTCATAACAAAGGGTATAGAAGTCGATACAGTGGATGAACGTAGGATCTTTAAAGGTCATATAACTGCTGAAATCATTGATAGACAACAAGAGTTCATTTTTGTTAATGAAGTTATGAAAATTATGGAAACCTTCATGTCAGTAAATCCAGTTATATCAGATTATCATAGTAATAGAATGGTAGGAAAGGTTCTTGCTTATGAGAAATCAGAATATCAGGGTGTTCCAACTGTCTTAATTACAGGTGAAGTTTACAAAAAAGATGGAGTTACATTATATGATAAAGTTTGGGATAAGGTTGTAAAAGGTGAATATGCAGGATTAAGTATGGGTGGAGCAAGCAAAGAACGTGAACCAATAGCCAAAGATGGTAAAATGGCATTAGAATTAAGAAAATTAGAGTTATATGAAATAGCATTATGTGATACACCAGCTAACCCATTTGCAATTATTGAGGAAGTAAACAAATTTGCAAAGGCAGTTGGACTAGAAAAAATGGTTAAAGAACACCAAGAAAGACAACAAATTAGGTGTAATAGCATACATTGTAAGTTTGAAAAAGCAAATAGTGTATATACAAACAGTGGTACAGATGCTAGTAACCCTGTAGATGCTAATGGAACAGATATAGATGTAGATGATGATTTAGACCATGATTATAAAGGTGAAGAAGATAAGTGCGGTATTTGTGGTATATCCAAGACTAAACATGGATTAAAACCATTTGATAAACCAGTAGAAAAACTAGATTCTAAGACTTTAGTTCAACGATCTGCGGAAACAAGAGCAGATAATGTAGGTGAAGCAACTGGAAGCCCAAAACAAGTTAATGATTTAATGAATACAATTCCAAAAATACCTGCACACAATAACGTAAAACAAATTCCACTTCAACGTGTTAAAAAAGACCATGTTGAAGGTTTTCCTGAACATATAGAAGAAAAAGCTAGAAAGAAAAACAAAGAAATGGAAAAAGATCAACCAATAGGTGATATAGATGCTAAAGGTAATTTCCCTCAACAACCAAGACAAAAACCAAACACAATGACTGATTCAAACAGTAATGTAAACAAAATGATTAAATATTTTGGGGTTGACACTGTTAAAAAAGCCATAGAAGAATATGAAACAATAGAATATTTAAAAACATTAGCAAGAAAATATAGTATATAATTCTTTTTAATTTTAAAAATTATATTTATATACTAGAAATATTTTTTATATATAATAACATGACACAAGAAACTACAAAAACAGAAGAAATTTCTGAAATTCAAAAATCAGATGATTCTTCCGTAACATCTATTCTTGCACAATTAGTTAAAGCACAAGAATCTAGAATTGATTCCTTCGAGAAAAGATTCGATGGTCTTGAAACTTTAATTAAAGAGCATAACAAGAATCCAGTTGACAAAGGTGTTGAGGATGATACTCAAAAACCAGCAGTTCAATCATCTAATGATGTCGGTGATCCTGACAAATTAGGCGAAACTTATGCACCTTCACCAAAAGCTCAAGCTTCTATCGTTCAACCACAACCAAATGAGGTTGCAGAATCAAAAGACGATGCTTCTAGTTTAACTATGGGCAAATCTGATGATGGTGAGGACAAAAAAGAAGATGAGAAAAAAGAAGAAGTTGCAAAAACTGAAGATTCTGAAGATAAAGATGATAAAAAGGAAGAAGTCAAAAAATCTGATGAAGTAGATTCTGAATACGAAATTGTAAAGACTGTAAGACCAGCTTTAAGAGCTAGAGATGACGAATCAACCACACCAACAGGCTATCAAATCTTGAAAGCCATTTCAGGCGGTTGGAACGGACAAACATCTAGTGCAGAAGAAGCACTCGTTATAGCATACAACAAACTAGAAAACGGTGAGTTTGGTAACGGACTACCGGGGGGAGCATATTAAATTGTCAACCTATCTAGGACTACGTTCAATCGATGAACTAGTAAACTATACCTATAACAGAACTCCTGATGAAATTTTAAAAGCAGGTTTCAGTACAACTGATCCGGGTGCAGGGGGCAACTATAACCCACTATTCGGAGCTATGGCATGGGCAAACTTCAACATGGAAGCAAACATATTCGCAGCTTTGCCAAAATATGTTTGGGATTTCTCAGGTTGGCGTATATTTTCAGCAAAGGCAGCTAATTTGCCAACTGTAAATGACAAAGTTCATGGATATGGTGGTACTGTAGAAGGTGGTCAAATCTCAACAGCTGTTAAACCAACTGTTAAAGAAGTCACCGTCAAACCAAAGACTCTACAATATGTATTCGAAGCTTCTGAGTTATTAGAACAGCTTGTAGATAATTCTAGAGATGATAACTACGGATCTCTTGCACAGCAAAGAGTTTACGCTAGTGATCAATTTAAGGAAAGAGTTAACAAAATGCTCACTGACATTCCAGTTAATGTAGCACAAGATAACACTAACCAAAGATTAAATCTAGAATCATTAGATAGAATTGTTGCATCCAAAGCAGAATGGACTTTCGAGGCTCATAACGTTGTCGCTGACAACTATGATCCATGGACAAGTGCAAACGGTAATGGAATTGACAGATCTACAACAACATACGACTCCACTGTAAAATCACCTTCAGGTACAATCGGTACAAAAGATGTACTAACTGATGCAGTTATTAGAGATGTACTTGCAGATGTGAGAATTGCAGCTGGTAAAGAGCCAACAGTTATGATTGGTGGACAGGATACATATTCCGAAGTTCAATCAATCTATATGAACGCTTATCGTATTCAAAACACAGCTGATCTCAGAACAGAATTTAGTGTAGGCGTAAACGGTGTTGACACATTCACTGGTACAGGTGCAGGATTACATATATCCACAATATATGGACTTCCATTCATTCCTTCAAAGGATACACCACAATCAGCAGAAGGTGAAGTAGATGACTTGCTCATCTTAAACACTAGTGCAGATAAGAACGCTCCAAATAAACCATTATGTGGTATTCAAGTATTGAAACCAATCGTTTATTATGAAGCAGGCAAAAGACAACAAGGCTATCCATTCATTAACGAAGCTTTCACAGATAGAGCTTTGTATAATATGTTAGCAGAAACAACTTGTCGAAACTTTAAAGCACAAGCCAAAATTAGAGATATAGCTTCAGGAATTTAGAAAACTTAAAATTTCCCTTTTCTTTTTTTTATTCATTTTTAAAAAATTCTGTATATAGATAAGAATTATAAATCTATATATAATAATCTTTATATACCAAAAACATTAAAATTTTAACATGGCAGTAACCATTACTACAAACGCAAAATATCAGCACTTAAACGCTGATAGATCCCACACAATCAAACCGGGTGGGGTTGGTGTAGAAAAAGAAATGGTATGTGATATTGCAGTAACCGGAAATGCAGATTTTGTAAACGGTCAACTCACTTGTGACTTTACACAAGTAGGATTTAGACAGGTATATTTCTGTATTATCGAGCAACAAAACGACTTCCAAAACCATGTTTATCAGTTCGTAGAAGCAGCTGGCTCAGATGCAGCTACCGCAAAAATCCATGGTAGAGTAAGATCAAGCAACGCAAATATCGCAAATAATCATACTTGTACTCTCACCGTAGCAATTCGTGGCGTATAAGGGAAACCTTATATAACACTTCCTTTTTTATATTATTAATGGCTAAAAATGCTCACAAATTAGTAACCGCAGCTGGTCAAATTGTCAATAGAACAGGTAAATTAAGAAGTATTTCAATCGCTGTATCAGGCGATAGAGTTTGGGAAATTAGACAAACTGATGCAAGTGGGGCAATTTTATATAAATTAAGTACCGCACTTAACGCTGTATCACATCAAGATTTAGACTTGGGATTTAAAGGTGCTTTACACGCAACCGTAGCAAGTGGCTCATCAGGTGCTTTAAACGTCATTTACGAATAATCTAATTTAAATATTATAAGACTATTTTATTAATATGGCTAGAACTGAACCTGTTTATTGCACTGTTACTGACGTAGCAGATTGGCTTAGAATATCAGTAAATGCTAATTCAGATCCTAGTACAACTATGATTAAAAACTATATAATGGATAATGAAGATAGAATTGACCGATTAACAGGTCATACATGGATGGATGATAAACAGGTTAGGGAAGAATTTAGTGTAAATAAATTATATGATTGGGGTAGAGGTATGCCATTATTCCCAAAGAAAAGAAATCTTAAACCATTTGATCATACTAAAGGCGATAAGTTTGAACTTTGGGATGGGGAAAATTGGAGTGATAATACACCAACATCAAATGATAATGACAGTATAATATATTTTCAAGAAATTAAAGGTGTAATTTATTTAAGAGGTTATTTGTTTACAATACTTAGAACAAATAGATTTAGAATTACTTATCGTTATGGTGGGGAACAAGAAGAACGTATTGCAGAAGATGAAAGTGTTCCAAGAGATATTCAAAAATGTTGCAAACTTATGACCTGTCTTGATATTTTAGCAAGTGA